GCCCATCAATAAAAGGACGCCTGCCTTCGCTACGACGCAAATCTATGTACGCATTCATAGCTTCTTCCATTGTACCATTCCACTCACGAATATCTGGGATATGCCATGCAGCGCCCCAACGAATACCAACTCCAGCAGCTTCAGCACCTTCTTTCATAGCATCAGCAAGATCATCGTACAAATTCAATTCCCACGACCCTCTTGATCCAATATAGGCCATGAGGTCCACGGCGTGACCGCCAAGATGTTTTGATTTCATGGTTTTACTTGCGCCTTTAGCAACAAGTTCTCGCTGTTCTTCCATAGTTCGTAACCCGCAGATCACGCCAAAATCAATCTTTGTGACGGCGATAGCATAGTCAACGACTGCGATCAGCCCGACATCTACTCCCTCCAGCCTGTCTCGACTTCGTTTAGATAGTTTAAATGTCATTTTGTTTTCCCCTTGTAATACAAAACTCCGAACAGCTTGTATTTAATTCTGTAGTATAGGTTTATTATTACGGTCATATTTTTACCTCCAAACACGCCACAGCAATCCCATTATGAGTTACCATAACCTCCGCACGTTTTCTATTTGTTTCGCATTCAGTCTTAGTTTCGTAAACAGCCAACTGAAAATGATCTACGGGCTGTCCTGATATTAACTGCATCCAAACCAGTACCCACATTATCTTTTTTTAACCATTCGATCTGCCGCCTACATAACCACCGACAACACCAATTACTCCAGTAAGTGACATTTGAAGTAAACCTATGATGCTTTCGTCTAACGCACCACCATGTTCATTTGCCATTTGAAATTCATCTACGACTATAAGTCCAAGAATGCCCATCAGACCCACAACCATAATTAATACTGTTATATCTTTAATATATTTCATTTACTACTCACTTTTTGTTTGCAAGAGAAGAGCCTGTTAGAATTGCTCCAAATGCTAGATGAAACAACCCACCACCCAGAAGTGTAAATGGATCGTGCTGTCCTGTTAGCTTCTTCATCAATTCCATTTGAACCATTGGCTCCTTAGTTGAATTTATAATCTCCATAAATTGGGAGATGTCTGGTCTGTTTAATCCCCACCAAACTGGGCAAAATAGAAAGTCATAAAAGCAAATGACTAAATAAAATATAAGTGCGGTCCAACGCCACGTTATTGTACTTTTTTCATGTGCGGTTAGCTTCTCCATTTAAAGACAGGGTGGTGTACACATAGCTTTATTAACTCCATAAATCATAACAACAAAAAGTATTGCCAATCCTAATCCAATCCAAATCCATTTATTTTTCATTTAGAAACCTTTTTAACCTTCTCAAATGACCTCATACCAGCCAAACCGAGCATACCTGTTAAAATAGGCATCATCACAGCCATATCTGCTTGAGGTATAACAAACCCAAACCCTGCACAAATTGGAGAGAGTAAGAAGTTTACAAATAAACCTAAAACGCACACATATCCGCATAATGGCCTCCAAGACGCCTGAAACCAATTTCCCTGTGCTTCAGCCTTGTTTACCGCTAACTGCGCTAACATGGCCTCCTGTGCGTGCCTATCAGCCATTGTGCTAATATCATGCGCAAGTTGTGCAGCTTTATCTTTGTCTTGAACAAACTTACCAACAATCTCAGTTGCTGGGCCTATTAAAGAACTAATTATACTCATTTACCCTCCTCTCTATCATCATAAGTAATTGATGCTTTCTTCTTATCTGCCTTTGCAGAGTAAGCATTGAACCCCATAAACGCAGCAACAACACCAGACGCTGCTATCACATAAACAGAGGCAATGTCTGTTATAAGAGAAGCAGCTTTGTCAAAGCCAAGCACCGAAGCAAGCAATATAATAAGTGGATACAAAAGCATTCCAGCCAAAGCAAACCCGGTAAACCTACGTTCCGCATTGCGCTTGAGGTCCCGGTCAACCATCTCAAGCCTACGATCTTCTAAGGCAAGACGATTCCATTCTTTTCTATCTATATAGCCGTTAGAGTCTAAATCAGCTTTATCAAACTCAGTCATTTACCTTCCTCGCGTATGCTATAGCAAGTTTTCGTTCTACTGTTATTATAACTACTTTTCCACGTTTGTCATATACAACGTATTTTCCTAATTTATTTTGGTATAATCTCACCCATTAGCCCACCGATCTGCACCCCAAATCAAAAGGGCAGTTCCTGCCGCAAAAAGCACAACACCGAGGACAACCGACAAAATATAAAACACACGGTCTCTGTGAGCAGCTTGAGCTTCCAGAGCTTCCTTCTGCCGAACACGCGCAGCGGCGGTTTCTCGTACCACCAACGCCCACATATCAGGTGGCCCGTACAAGCGGCAGGCGGACCTCAATTCCTCTTGAGCTTGCTTGTGCGCCATCTTTGCCTGCGCTATGGCAAAGCCTTCTTCTTCGCTGGACGTAAGCCTGCCCAGCGGTCCTTTGTGTTTTCCAGATTCTGCTAAATTTATATCAGCTTCTAACTTGGCAAGTCTACCAAACGCGGGAAGCAGGGCGTGTGTATCTTTTCCTGCCTTAATAGCTGCGCTTATGCCGCCTGCTATTTTTGTGACAGCACCCGCCAAGGCCAATACCTCAATCATGCTAAACACCCCTTTCTTTTAAAAGGCACTATAACATGTGTATAACTTTTTAAAAAGTTAGAAAGGGCTAAGAGGGATAACCTATGTAACTTTTTCCGCGGATCGCGGCACCCGCTCCACGCATAGTCATCTTTTTAGGTTTGCTCGTATCAGCCATAGGAGCCGGAGCCGACTTGCCGTATGGAATGCGGCCTTGGCCTTTAATGTCCGCATAGCTAACCGCTTCAGGTGTTTTACCCGGCGCGGAGCCGTTTACTCTTACTTTAGCCATTATCTTGGCCCCTTTCTTTTAGATTTAGTTTTCTTAGGACTATCTGGAAGAGACTTTGAAGCTCGTTCCATGTCTTTTGTAGAAACACGAGCAGACTTTGATAAAGCTTTCGCACCCATGTTCTTTATGCCTTGAGCAATAAGATTACCGGGTCCTCCAACGGAGGCACCAATAGCCGCTCCCAAACCGCGGCCAGCATTTCCACCATCGTTACGTAAAGTCTCTTTTGTGTAATCTTCTTTTGAAGGATAAGTATCTGCCATTATTTTGCTCCTTTGTTTAAAAATACGAGGTTTAGTACAATCTGTCAAACAGACCTTTATTGTGGGGACCCTCGCTGTTTAAGTATCTCACGTTGCATTGCAGCATCAATACGAGCCGAAGTCTGCTGCTCTTGAGAAGCCAAACGTTCCTTGAACTGTTGACCGCGCATTTGCTGGCCACGGGCGTCAAGCTCAACCTTGGCTTGGTCAATCTGGTTGTCTGCCTGATCCGCTGCTGCCTTCTGCTTCATCTCAGCCTCTTTAAGCTGAACAAGTGGGTCAGGAGCGCCTGCACCCGTCATCTCGCCAGAAAGTTGTTTGACCTGTTGCAACCCTTCAGCAATAAAGTTAGCCGTTAGCTGCTCAATTTGTAACATTTGTTCGTCATCGGCAGGCTGGCCACCTTGCTGCTGAACTTGTTGTAAATATGCAACTGCGGCTTGCTCTCTCGCAGCCTGTTGTACGTGTTCCATGACATGCTTTTGTATAGAAATAGCCACTGGGGGCATCGTGCCAACAATAGGACTTGTGCCAAAAACCAAATGTGCCTGAATGTGCGCTTGGTGGTTCTGACCCTCAAACGCCCGAAGTGGCAACATATCCAAAGCATTAATGTTCTCTTGCGCTGGATCAAGCGGTTCAGGCTCTTCTGTAGGTATAGACTTCATCAAACGGTCTACATCAACAACGCCAATCGCTTCATACATGTCCCGAAAAGCTTCGTGCATGTTGTGAATCTCTGGTGCCTGACTTGCAAGTTGTAGCTTAGTCTGAGCTAACGTAATGCGCTGGGCCTGACTGAAAGCGTTTGGATTGCTAACAGGTACAACGTCAATGCGGTCATCAAAGTCCGACGCCATGATAGTCTCGTCGCCGCCCGCTACAGAATACGGATATTCCTGCGGTAAACTCTCCGACATAACACGCGCAAGTATCTTAAACTCCAACCGCATCGCATAGTGTAAACGCTTATGGACCGCGCTCATTACACGAGACCCCTGCTCCATAATCGCCATAGTAGTTCCGACGGGCGCGTTCTGATTACCCTGACCAACCTTTAAATCTGTAATGGTCGCGAACCGTTGACCCGCCTCAACAACAAAACCAAGCAGTTGAAACAACGTCTGATCTGGACCTTTGAAGGGCAGCGGCATGAGACTATCTCGGATAGCCCCGCCCGGTGCGTCCACATCTCTGAACTCTCCGGGCTGTAACGGTTCATCGTCGTCTCTGATCCGTAGTCCGCGGGCCTTGAAGCCCGCTGGGAGGTTGGACAACGTACCCGCGTCAATCAACTGTCGCAATGCCGCCGTGGCGGTTCTCGACAAACCGCCAATCGTGTGGATGAGCCCCAAGCCATAAAAACCAAAACCCGGTAAAAACTTGTAATGTGTAAAATACTGGATTTTTTTCTTCTTAGGGTCGTCCTGTTTGTAGTTCCTACGGATACTTAAAACTTGTCCATTATCCATAGAAAGCGTCACTATGTACGGTATCTTAATGCCTGTTGTTTCGCCGTCGTCATCAACTTCTTCATAACCTTCTAAATCCAAATCAACGTGACACTCTAAAATAGTGCAGTCATAATCAATCTGAGTAGGTTCAACCCCTTCAATACGGTTTAATTCTCCATCAACGCCAGTAATTTCGCGCTGGGCTGGAATAACATCCACGTCTAAATATGTCCCCATAACCTGACGTTTACGCAAATCATTCAAAGACATGCGTACAACCTGAGTAACATTGGGGCACGTGTCGAGGTCCACGGTCTCATACGGAACAACCAAGTTCTCCGCAGGAACAAACTTAGACACCGCACGGTCTAACGTCTCGTCAAAATAAGTTTTCTTAAAAGTAGAACCCGCCAGCGGTAAATAAAACAACATCTGGTCCATGTCAGGAGTGTAATCCTCCATAACATCTGTAATGTAATAATTCATAAACTGTCGAACACGCTGGCCCTGCTCAACCTTCTTGCGCGTTTCTTTGCCCATCACAACTGTGCGGACGGGACCCGAAGACGGTAAAAGCTCGTTAAAAGCTTGAGCCTGAAACTGAGTAGCAGCCTCGGCTAAAAGAGGGTGCGTAACCCCTGTTGATCCTCGAAACGGCTGTGTGCGCTCCTCATAGTTAAATCCAAGAAGCTCCAAACCATTAGCATACGCATCTTCCCAATCTTGACGGCCCGACTTGTTTGCGTCGTACTCAGCAAGCATCTCACTCGAAATTCTTGACAACTCCCGGTCAGGCATCTCTTCAGCAAGGTTTGCATCAAAATCTTCCCCCTCGCCGCGCTGGTCCGCAGGATCAAAATCAATCTCAACACCGCCATCCTCCGTCGGTGTTATTCCAATCTCACCAACATCATCCGCTTCAATCATAGCCATAACATTGTTTTGAGAGTCCGGTAACTCAATTTCTATCTCAGCAGCTAGGTCGGCCTCATCAAGTTGAGAAGGGACCCCAGTGTCAATTAAACTGCTTGCGTATCCATTTTTTTCTTCAGCCATTCAACTCTCCTATACGAATTAGTAGTTCCGGTATCTCCGCGGGGAGAAACCAAGAACCTTACGTGTCGTATCAAAAAAACCCTTTTCATTACGAGGGAAATAAACATCCATTGGCCCCTCTTCGGGCGATTTAAAGTTCCGCGGGGCGCGGGGCTGGTCCGGTGCAGGAGTAAACTGCTCTTCCGGTGTGCGACCCAAGATAACTTCTAATTGGTTAAATATCTCTTGATTAACTGTTTCTGCAAGCTCCTCCGCGGAAGCAGTGTAACCAGCCTTTAAAAATATCTGACGACCAGCAGCATTGTTCCGCTGATCCATAGCCACGTCTCGCGGATTTTGTCCACCAAAGGGAAAAGGCGCAAAACGATCTACAAATTCACCAAAGTTACCCGCTTTTTCCGCTGTCTTAGGACCATACTCCTTGGATAAAAGCGCAGAACTAAGAGCATGGGCACGTGCGTCCTCTAATTCAGGATACGTCGGCATGTCACGACGGCCCACGGGCCGCGCCATACGAATCGCCTCCGGAACATCCGTGTCCGTAGGAATTATCTGCTGACCAGTCTCAGGGTCAAAAACACTAGGGTAATTGTATTTTTCAATCAAAGTTGACATAAACTCAGCATCATCACCGCCAACACGGCCAGATTCCCGTACCCCGTCAGTAATGTCCCCCTTGCCAAAAAGACGGTCATATATAATCGAACCTATGCCCTTTTCGTCTTCCATTTCTTGGGTGTAAGCCTGTTCTAACGGAACATACTCAGGCTGCGGACTTGTTGCGCCGGGACCCGTGTCTTCTAAAACCTGATTTAAGTTAAAAGGATTGCCGCCGTCCTGCATATAATAAACATCATTAAAGCCGCCCGACCCTAAATTTACCGCAGACCTGTTCATATTCACGCCTTTCCTCTAATAGTATGCCGCCACTCTAACAGAGTTTTCTTCATCTTCCCAGTCATCTGTTGGTAATTGTACAAAATTTCCTTGCCTATAGCGCATAAGAGCCTGTGTCATACTATCAACTAAGTCGTCATGCTCCCCGTTTGGAAACGCAGCAACCTCCTCAATTAACTCATCTGCCCACGTCTCGTCGGGGGCCCAAACCATTCCAGCCTCAAATAATGGCGAAACACTGTGAACTCTCATTACCTTATCGTTTCCACGCGAAGGTGTAAAGTTTACAACAGGAATCCCCATGTTTCGTAATTCCTGAGTCAGAGGGGTCCCGCTCGCTTTTGCCTCAATAATAACCGTGTCAGGCTCCCAAAATTTATAATTATCCAATGCAATCTGCTTCAATTCGGGAAAATCCCATCTCCCCTTCTGACTGTCCAACAAAATTAAATTAGGACCACTCCCACCCTCGTTAGGATAAAACACACCCCACGTCGTAATTGCGCTGTAATCCGCAGTCTCCCGCTTGCTAAACGCCGTATCGTAACTCTGTATCACATACTCCAACTGAGGAACCTTCTCCTTCTCCCAACATTGCCACTGCTCACGACGGATAATCGCGTTCTCCTCACCCGTAGGATTTTGCTGGTACTGAGCGTTCCACTTGCTCGGAGGTATCGACTCCTTCACAGAAGTTAAGTCCTCCAAAGACCAATACTCCGGCCAACAAGAAGTCCCGTCCTCAAAAATTGCAGGTAACTCAACAACCTCCCACTGATCCGCTAATGGATTTTTTGCTTGTGCCCTTAAAAGTTGACCCGTCATATCCTTCTCTGACCACCGCGTCTGAACCAAAACAATCGAACCACCCGGCTGTAAACGTTGCCGGGGGCCCCCTGTGTACCAATCCCAAGCATCGTCAAAACCATTCGCGCTCATCGCAGTCTGCTCCGAGTGAGGGTCATCAATAATCACCAAGTCACCACCACGACCCGCTAAGTTCGATCCAACCCCAACAGCATAGTACATCCCGCCGTTGCTCGTGTCCCACCGCCCACTGGCCTTACTGTCCGCCGCTAACTTAACACCCGGAAACACTTCCCTAAAATCATCACTCTCAATCAAGTTCTTCGTCTTCCTGCCAAAGTTAACCGCCAACTCCGTCGTGTGTGTCGCCTGAATGATCTTCATACTTGGGTTCTGGCCCATCATCCACGCAGGAAACAAAAAGGACGCAAACTCACTCTTCGTGTGCCGCGGTGCCATGTTGATAATCAAACGCTTCAACTCCCCACGGGCCACGCGTTCTAACTTGTCAGCAATGATTTTATGATGACGGCCCGCGATGAAATCAGGCCAAACTGTTTTGACAAAAGTTAAAAAATCTTTTTGACATTTTTCATTCTTTTCAAGCTGCGCGAGCCGAAGCTCAAGCTTCAGTTTTTTCTCTTCTAGGATCACGGAATTTGCTGAACTCATAGGGGGCCCCTGTAATTTTTCACACGCAGTTTCACAATGTTTCACGTGAAACAATCCACGTAAATGTATGCGATTTTAAACGCTATTATAAGACAGTTAACCTTCGTTGCAAATACCTTATAAATATTTGCGCGAAACATGGCCCTAGCCCCCGACAGGCGCGGCACGGTGCGCGGCGCGAAAATTGCGCGATATTTGACGAAAATTAAGAAAATTGACCCGATATTCAGGGGCCCCGGCGCGTTTCAACAACGGGCATTTCATCCAGAAACACGGGCCACGGTGCCCGGCGAATTGTTTTTGGTGGGTGACCCCGGCGAATTGTGCGCGGTTTAACTTTCACCGGGTGGGCTTAATTCCGGCCCGCTGGGGTCGCATCCAGTGGTCCACGGTCCACGGTGCCCGGTACGTTTGGCGGTACGTCCAAGGGGCGCGGCCCGCCCTATTTAACTGTTTATTGCTGGCAAAGAAAAAGGCCGCTCAATGGCGGCCTAGTTCGTCGGTTGTGGGGGCGTTTATGCTTTTCTCACGTCTTCAAAGTGAAATTTATCCTTGCCAGTGGTGCGATACAGCATACCGTCACCAACCCACGTTTTGTTCATACCCAAGACGTCCATCAGCTTGGCTTCGGCGATTAGGTTTTCCATCTCCACGTCGCCTAGTTTCCTATCACAAGTTATCTTCATCAACTTCCTCCTTACTTTATGAAACGTCAATTGAAACGATAATATCACCGTCATTAATCATGTCCTTGATTGTCTCGCGGGTTTCATCGTCCCGGTTGC